ACGCAGTGAGGGTAGGAAGAGTGGTCATTCCCCCATTGACGTGCTGCATAAAACCCATGACCGGGTTCGTCGTGTGCATGCCGATAGAATGAGCCAGGACCTGGAATTGCCGGTGCGAGATGGTCGCGTACTTGGTCGACTGCTGTGCCACACGCTCGATGAGCGTGGGAAGCATGAACGACTGTGTGCCGCGGTACGGGAACCGTTTCAAACCTTGCGCCGGGTCGCCATTGACCACCACTGCCTCACCGAGTGGGTTGCAGAGGAGGAGAAGAGCCAATAGTCCGCCCTCAAACTTGCCCGCATCGTCAAACGCCAGAGTGCCGCTGGACGGTTCAGTGAGGAGGCTCACAAGTGTCGGAAAGTTGAATCCTCGCAGGGAAGGGAAGTCCAGTTTCTCCTTGAGCTCTGCACGGAGAGACTGGGTGTGAGACACGACCCTGAAGTTAGCAAGCTCCTCCGGTTCCAGCGCCGCCATGTATGTCTTCAAGGCCGTAGTCTTTCCGCAGCCGGCAGTTCCCAAGTACAGGGTGGCCTCCACTTCAACCGTCCTCCCCTCAGTCTTCCACAGGCGGGCGATGTCCGACATCGTGGCGGCGAACACTTTCGCCTGCGGGTGCATGAAGTAGTCAAGATGCGCCTTCAGGTCCTCGGCGTATCGAAGAGCGTGGTTGACGTTCACCACGTACCGGATAACCTCGGGCTCGAGGGCGACGGCCGGAAGTGTGTATACCGAATAGGGCCGAACGCTGCGGTTGAGAGCCGCAGACATTTCCATCCAGCGGGGCACCGTGGGTGTTTGACTGTGGAGAGTACGGTCTCTACCCTCGTTGCCCACCCGTGACGCCTTGTACAGCCTGTTCCGCAGACGAGGCACACCAGCCGTACGGGGCTGTGTGCCCTGGTCATACATGACAATCGGAGGGAAGACCTGTGCGCGCATGCCGATGGGAAAGTTCATCCAGGGCCAGGCAAAGTCCGCCGCGGGGTCCGGGAACTGCTGGGCATAGGCGGAGGCAA